GTCGAGAATTGACAGTCTCATAGCAGGCCCAATGCACCCCAGAGTGCTTTTGCCATGAGATGTTCCCCCTGGGAAACAACGGTTTTAACGCACCCGCCGTGCGAGGCTTCTGCTGACTATGGTAGCCCACACCACAGACGACCAGTGCTTCTTGAAGCAGGGAACTGGCAGTCCCCGTAGTTAGGAATATTTTCAGGTGGGCGCCAACGGCACGATTGGAAAGGGTGATACATTCTCCCCAGAAGGGTAAAAGCCCACAAACCGTCGAAATCGATCTACTGGACGTCCCCGGTTCACCAGTCAACCCTAAGCCAAGATGAAGTGTGGACAACACAGAGGCCATAGCACAAGTGCGAGGTGTGTGATACATCCAGAGGCTATAATCCGACCAAACAGGAGGGGCTCCCCGGCTAAGACTTTCGCAGCGCCGACGGCACGTCAGTGGCTCTAGCACAAGGCGAAGTGTGACACGGGCCCAGACGAACAACACCCTTCCACCATCCCACGCTATCCCAAACTACACGTGGGCCTCATACCACGAATCCATAACAAGAGGAGGAGCGGTGAACGCATCGGCGAAACCCTCGAGACGGGAAAACCCATCCGGTAAGGGACAGTTAAATCCCGTCTCGAGGAGAACCTGAGCTTCGACTGACAAACCGAAGGCACGCTCAAACGAATTCCTCACCTCAGAACCAATGGGAAGAGGCTCGCGGTCTACATCCAAGGTAGCGCCCATACAAAAATAATCCCGGAAGGGGTGGGCCCGGACCCGACCCCTATAATTCAGCGTGTCTAGGAGGTGCAGGCAATACGCCTGCAAAACTGGAACGCCACGAGCTAAAGAAAGCTCACAGAGACCAACCCCTGTCAAGTACTCACGGCGAAAAGAAGGCTCCCGCAACCAACGGTGCGAGGAAGTGGCACCAGAGACCACCTTACGGTAGTCCCTGACCATAGTCCAACCATCACCCACCCAGACAGGGGCGGACTGTCCAAAACGGACATGTTCCAGCACAGAGACAGGGCTCTCGAGTGTGAGCTCAAGACCGCAGGCTCGCAGAGCCCGACGGGGCAACGCCTCGACCACGCGGGCAACCGCACCAGGGGGCAAGAACAACAATGCGTTGTCTCCATCAGCGAGCACATCATAAAGAGGCTCGTCATCAAGACAAGAAACGACCGCGGCCACCATGACCAACGTGTTGCCCATGCCTGTGTTAAAATCGCCACTGGCACGACCACCCTCGCGCTCGAAACGAGCACCGCAGGGAAGACGACCCCGAAGAGTCGCCTGAACCTTCAGCATAGCGCGCAACCCCTTGTCACGGGGATAAGCCGCCATGTAGACTGAATGTTCCTCCACAAGCGCCGCGGGACCCACATGAGCCTCGAAAGCCTTGCCATCAACCTCAAAGACAACGCAGTCCTTAATTGCCCGGAATTTCTTCCTGATCAACGACGCACGCTCCCTAGGGTTAAGACCCTTACCAACAACGCGACCTACACCAGGCACTCCAACCTCCTTCGCAACCAGCCTACCCCAAAGCCAGTGCTCAAAAGGTTTCAACCTCGACGCAAGCGACAAATTATACCTGGGATCACGCGGAAAGATCAACCTAGGTTTCGCCCACTTGGGACCGACATTGACTTTCTCAGCCTTCAGGAAGCAGCTCAAACGACCATCCCGCCGGATGTTCAAAGCCACATCTTCCAAACTAAGAAGGGCATCATTATAGCGCCTGCCCAGCAGCCCCTCATAACTGCTGGCGGTTTCGGCCAGACTCCACTTCGGTTGCGTATACCGGTGAGCGAGACTGCGGAGACGGCGGAACACAGACAAAAAGCCTCGTCCAGCCGTTCCAAAGACTTCCTCAGGAAGGGGAGCCAGGACCCTGCGTGCCAACGCTGAGACCTCATTGTGCGCACAAACGGAATGAACTTGCGGTAGCCAAGAACCAGGCACACCAGAAGGCCACGCCGTCCACATGCTTCTACGAGAGTCAGAACAAGCTCCCCAGTCTACAGTGGAAAGGTCCAGGGACCCGACGTGGTGGGGCTCGACGGCCCCAAGACACACGCCCTCCACATAGACCGGGGTGGCCTATCCCAACTCAAGGGGTGAAACGCCCATGGCGGACAGCCTCCCCATGGCCGACTGTTCGAACCCGGAAATGGTCATGGCAGCGACCACAGCTCCAGGCAAACACAGCTGAACAGCCCACGAAGGAGCCTCAACTCTTTTGAACCAGTCGGACGCACGGGAACGTACGCCCACGAACGTTTTGCTATCACGCGCGCGAAGCGTGACATAGCGGGAAAGCACACCAGCGAGAGTTGGAACAATGACCTCCCGGTCACCGCGACGATTTTCAACCAGAACAAAATCGCCTTCGCCAGCATCCTTGGTGTGGAATGATCCTAACCCGAGGATCTTGGTCTCGTTGTCCCGGAGGGCCAAAAGTGTGTTCAGAATGGGGGAGCGTCTTTCTGACGGGAGGTCTGGAGTCCACCGCCGTCTAAAGAAAGCCGCCACACCACCCCTAGTAACACCAAGGGCACTCTGGAGACGCCTCGTATACACGCCACGAGGCCGGAACCGTTGTGTGGGTCCTACCACACAACACGCGCTAGCTAGCGCGATTCCCTCAGCATTCGACCACCCAATTCCACGCTGGGCGGCCTCCCGATCACCATCGGAGATATTGACTGTGCATTCCAAACCGAGGTAGGTATCGGAGACAGGGCTAGAAAATAACCACCGGACAAGTCCGGGGGATTCGGATAGCAGATAACCAAGCTGCCAACCTAGAAAGACTAATTTAAGGAGAGCCTTCCACACTCCACGGATAAGAAGGCGACAAAGTCGCCAAAGGGGCGGGACAAACAACAAAAGCAGAAGCCCCAGCCACAACCCCGCCATCGCCAAAACCCAGAGAGGGATGGCAAGCCAAAGAGGAATCCAAGTAAGGAAGGCAGCAAACCACCTCCACCACACAGACCATGGCAGAACCACCCACCACGACCAACCAGCAAGATAAGAAATCCCACCAGCCAGCATGTCTGGCAAGGGAACGGCGAAGACCAAACGAAAGGCCGCCACCACCCCCGCCAGCAAAGAGAACCTCCACCGCACCCATAACCACGACAAGAACGTCAGAACCGAGGCTCCAACGCCCAGAAGTGGCCATGAGACAAGGCTGGCGAACAAGGAAAAGAAAAAGGCCGACACACCCCAGGCAGGCAAGAACGACAACGTGGCAAAGCTGGAGAGGAAGACGGGTAAATAATAGAATGCCATGTTGTTTAAGAAGGTTTAAGAAGGGTGTTAGGACACCAGCCGCCGCAAGACTTTGTTTAGCCACAGGTATCCACGGCACTCTGTGTTGCTATATTAGTCTAAAGCGAGACCAGGGAGAAGGAGACCCTGACTCCAAGTTGACGTGCTGGTTGACGGCCCGGCTGCCGACAGTCCTGCGTCAAGACCTCATAGAGGGCGACTTCAGCGGACCAGGGAAGACCAGTTGTAGATTTACAGCCTACGCATGACGGCACTGGCTGGAGCCTTTTAGTTACGGGTGCGGTCCCGCGGCACTTGACCTCCCCATTACGCATGGGTCTACGTCCCGACTGTTTCATGAGGCGTAACAGACAAATCCCTAAAACATCCCACGAGTGATGCCCCGGGCGGACAACGTTTAGGATGCAAACGTGCACAAGTTAACGTCGAGGGACGTGTCACTAACGGTGACAAATCGGGGTCCTCCCACCCACCTCCCAGGGGACAGCCCTCCTGGGGAAGCGTGGACCACCGCCAACACACCGAGCCGCCAATGGCTGGGCTACCGTTTAAGGACCTATGCTGCGCCCATGCAATGGTCCAGCGACGCTAAGATGTGTTGGTTATGGCGTTTTCCACCGGCCTCTAGAGGCGTTCAGTGGCTGATTACACAGCATAAACACCTACCACCCCACCTCATTCCTCTACGAGCAACAGCTACAACTCACCCATGTCTGTGCATAGGCCTGACCTGTGTCCTCAGCGGTTCATGAAACCCGGGCGTCGGCCCGTGCACTACTACCCGCATCATCGTAACCAGGCGTGGGGGTGCACAAGTCGCTGCGCACCACCTCGGGCGTTATAAGCCCGAGATGGCCCCCCCCAATTTAACAGGCCAAGGTCGCTGGGAACTTCCAAAGCCACGCGGGGTATGTTGCCGACACAACGACCCCCGCGGAGTGGGATAACCTCCAGTGCCG